TACACTGTATGAGAACAGCATCAACCCAATTACATTCATTCCGGGTAGTGGCATTCTCAACTATGGTAACAAGACAACATACACACAGAGCTCACTTGATAGAATCAACGTTGCAAGACTTGTTGCATTCATTCGTGGCAGACTTGAAGTTATTGGCAAGAACTTTGTGTTCGAACCAAACGATCAACTAACACGTGACGAAATCAAGAACGCTGTTGAGAGTCTAATGATTGACCTAGTTGCAAAACGCGGTATCTACGACTACTTGGTGGTCTGTGATGATTCAAACAATACACCAGAGCGTATTGATAGAAACGAACTATATGTTGACGTTGCTATTGAGCCGGTCAAAGCTGTTGAATTCATCTACATTCCAGTTAGAATTAAGAACACAGGCGAAATTGCTGCTGGTAACGTAGCAAGCTCAGCCGCAGTTTAAACTACTTTAAATGCAGAAAAATGAGGTTTAGGCCTCATTTTTTTGTGGCTGATTTTAGATAAATAACTATTGTAATAGGAGAATTATAACATGGCCGTATCATCGCTAACAAGAATGACAGTGCCTTTGGCCAGTGACCAGAGTAGTCCAACCCAAGGTCTGTTAATGCCAAAACTAAAATATCGCTACCGTGTGATATTTGAAAACCTTGGTGTATCTACACCTAGAACAGAACTTACCAAACAGGTAATGACATTTAATCGCCCAACGATTAACTTTGAAGAGATTGAAATTCCAATCTACAACAGTCGTATCTACCTAGCCGGTCGTCAAACATGGGATTCTACAACTGCAACCTTCCGTGACGATGCAGGTGGACATGTTACTAGACTTATTGGTGAGCAACTACAGAAACAAATGGATACCATGGAGCAGGCTTCGGCTAGTTCTGGTATTGATTACAAGTTTACCACACGTTGTGAAGTACTTGATGGTGGCAATGGCACTAGCGCACCAGTTGTACTTGAGACATGGGAACTGTATGGTTGCTTCTTGGTAACTGCCAACTATGGTGATTTGGATTATGGTTCAAACGATCCAGCAACTATTGAAATCACAATGAGATTTGATAATGCTGTACAAACACCACTTGGCACAGGCATTGGATCTACTGTAGGAAGAACACTCGGCGACGTTATTACTGGCTAATAAGGAGTAACTTATGGCCTTCGGCGAAGACTTTCTCAAAGGATTCTTTGGCAGCGATTTCCTAAAAGACTATACGCATGCTAGCAAGACGTTCCGTAGCAATAACGGTGCGCTTGCTCCGCGTAGGAAATTTCTTTTTCATGTTGTGTTCAACTTGAATATAGATCAAATTCCACAACTGCGCAATGTATTTCAAACACAAGATTTAACCAACCTGAGCTTGCTAGTAAAAGAAGTTAAACTTCCTAGCTACAAGTTTAGTGTTGACACTATGAATCAATATAACAGAAAACGCAAAGTTCAAACACAAATTGAATATGATCCTATTACTTGTATTATGCATGATGATGCCAGTGATTTATCACGAGCATTGTGGTACAACTATTATGCATACTATTACAAAGATGCCAGTCAAAAATACTGGGATGCCGCAGTAACAAACGGCAGTATGGGACAAAATGCACAAGGTGTTGATCCAGGTGCAGCTTTTCCTTACAACAACAGAGACATCTATACACAAGACAGAGAAATCAACGATTGGGGATACATTGGCGAAAGTTATACTGATAGCACAGGTAGCAGAGGCGGCAAACCTCCATTCTTCCGTGACATTACAATCTTTGGCTTTAACGATCACAAATGGTCAGCCTACACACTGATCAATCCTATTATTTCAAGTTTTGAGCATGATACCTACAACTACACCGAAGGTGCTGGCATCATGCAAAATACTTTTACCTTTGATTACGAAACAGTTAAGTATTATCATGGAGCGTTAACTGGAAGTACACCAGATGGCGGCATACCTACTTTTGCTAACCCTGGTAACTATGACACAGTTAAGTCACCGCTATCAAGACCTGGTAGCACACAATCAATCTTTGGACAAGGCGGATTGATTGACGCGGCAGCAGGTATTGTTACTGATCTAAGTGCTGGCAACCTTGCTGGTGTTATTGGTGCAATACAAAAAGGTGGTGCAGCGTTCCAAACATTTAAAGGTAGAGATTTGCAACAGATTTTCCAAACTGAATCAAGAGATATATTGAGAAACACAGTTAAGCAGGATTTACCGGGTGCAGCACGAGGTGCTTTATTCCCAAATAAGCCAGTGCAGCAAGCAGTGGGTATCAATGCCCCAGCAACTCCACGTTTAGCAACAGCAACTACCACTGGTGGTCCGGTAACTGTTCCAACACAGACAAAGACACAATAATATGGCAACTGTAAACTATACAAATCCAGGCACTGATCCAACTGTAAGAGTATTCGACGAATTCTATAAACGTGAATTGATCATTGATGCAAATGCATATGACAATGTGTACAGTTTTTTCTCAAGTATATTTGCTGATCAACTTGCTGCTAAAAACTTTACACTAAACGTTTTTTCAATCAGTGAAGATTCGGGAATACCAGTTGAAACTCTTCTCAATGAGATGAGCAACCAGAACCAAGTGCAAATAACAGCAACACTTGCATACTATCTAAACAACCTACGCAGTAATACCACACTGTTAGGAATCAAAACCACAGCAACTCCAAATCAATTCGCAGCCCGCAACGTCTATATATAGGTGACCCATGGCTAATAACTATCAGCAAGGGTATTACACAGTTTTAAATCAAGCGAAGTATGCAGGCAAAGGCGCACCTAAGTATCGCAGTGGATGGGAACTTGCGTTTATGCGTTTTTGCGATAACAATGATAACATTGTGAGCTGGGCAAGCGAAAGTCTTGTTATTCCTTATAGGCACCCACTAACAGGTAAGCCCACACGTTATATTCCAGACTTTCTCATACAGTACAAGAACCGCCACAACCAAGTTATCACTGAGCTAATTGAAATCAAACCTAAAAAACAAAGTGTATTAGAAAGCAAAGCATCAAACAGAGACAAAGCTATTGTTGCTATTAACTATGCTAAATGGGATGCTGCTAGCAAGTGGTGTGCAAGAAACGGCTTGAAGTTTCGTGTTATCACAGAAGATGATATCTTCCGTCAAGGCGGCAAACGAAAATAATGTTTGCTTTTGTGCATATACCCCGAACAGCAGGCGGCAGCATAAAACTTTGGGCGCAACAAAATAATATTCCTCTAACAGTATTCGGACATTATACCGCTATACAACTTAAAGAAATAACAACATGGAATCAGTGTTTTACAGTTACCCGAAATACCTACAGTAGACTAATTAGTTTATATTTGTTTAGCAAACCCAAGGCTGAAAAAAACATTAGACTAGGTCGCAAGCATATTGAAATAAGCAAACAAGTGTTAGAAAACCATTCTAAAGGAATTGAATATTTTACTAAATGGTATGTAACTGAAATTCCAACATTCTATAATCAACTTGAGTATATTAAAGGAGTTGATATACTGCTAAGTTTTGAAAACTTAATCCAAGATTTTACCAAAATTCAATCAATCATTGGATGCCAAGCACCATTGGTGCAAAGCAAGCACAAAAAATATACCAAAAAGTTTCATGCACCATCAGTAACTCCTAAAGAATTATTAACAACAGGTTATATTAACACAATCAAGTATTTGTTTGCCGAAGAACTTGATTACTTTGACTACACAGTTCCTGCACTATAAATAGTAGCATGACAAGAAAACTCGAAGAACTATTTGACTTACCAACTGACAGCGTTGATGACGGTCTTGCCAACGAAGTAGCACCCGACAACGTTCCTGAACCTACGGAAGACAACATTCCTGTATTAAAAAATGCAAGAACAGAATTGGAAAAAGTAGAAGCAGCATTACCACAGGTGCGAGGGCTTGAAGCAAGCGATCAAGAAATGGACGAGCTTGCTAGCAAAGCATCAAAGAGCTTTGACGATCTAATGGACTTGGGTATGAATGTTGACAGTCGCTGGGCCAGTGATATCTTTAGTGTTGCAAGTACTATGCTTGGGCATGCTATCACTGCTAAAACAGCTAAACTAAACAAAAAACTCAAGATGGTTGACTTGCAACTAAAGAAAGCAAACCTAGATGCTAAACAGGTTAACAATGAAGATATTGCCACAGGAACAGGTGTTGTACTTGATAGAAACGCACTGTTAGATCGTTTGTTAGGCAAAACCAACGAAGAAAAATAAACCCAATCAAGGTAAATACTGCATAGGGGAATAAAAGATGAAATCATTCGCACAATACTTAACAGAGACCCGCCAAACATTTGATTATCGTATTAAAATATGTGGCGACGTTGATGCAAAATTCATAAACGAGTTGGAAGAAAAACTCCAACAGTTTGACGTTATCACAATGTCAGAACCAAAGAAAACACCAATCCAGAAAACACTTCCAGATTTTCCTGGTATGGAAAACGAAAGTATGTCAATCATTGACGTTACTTTTAACTATCCAGCAACTCCGCCGCAGATGATACAGATTGCGCGGTTGTTAGGACTAGATCCAAACAGAATGCTTATTCAGCAGGCAGCATATGCTGACAGTATTGATCAAGAACGTGCTGAATATGAAGCACAGGCGAATCCTGTTCTTGGTGCTGACTATGAGCCAGATACTGCTGAATCCAAAGAAGCAAATGATTACTACGCTGCTGACCCCTATGAGCGCCAAGTAATCAACAACGAGTATAGCAGTGATTTCACTATTGCAGGCGGCAAAACTGCCCCAGCAGAATACAACACAGATAAGCCAGCAGGCAAAGACAGCCCAATTATGGGTACCAACAAGATTCCAAAGGTTACCAGTTCCGCTGGTGATTCAGCGCCAGAGAATCGCAAAAACGGCCCTCCAGGCAAGAACAAATAAAGGAACGGAAACATGGACAACATTTACAAAGTATTAGAAAAATTAGATCAAGTTGCTACTCAAGCTCCTGTTATGGAGAGTGATAAAGAAGCCACTGATCATATGCAAGAAACACCATTTAGCAGTGACAGTGTAGCAAAACTACTGGACGCCGAGCAAACAATTGCAGGTATTAAGTCAGAGCTCAAAGGCTCAATGATGAGTCGTCTTGCCGAACTAGCAGGTGTGCCACTAGCTGAAATTGAAGAAGCAATTGGCGAATCACCAGAAGATGCAGCAGCAAGAATCAAAGAAGGTCATTGCGAAGCATGTGGCTGTGAAATGGCCAATCCTGATCCAACATGTGAATGTGGAGCAAGTGGCGGCAAAATCATGGTTACCATGGACGAAGATGAAGTCGAAGAAGGCAATGAATTCTCAGGCGCACTAGCACAAGCTAAAAAAGACGGCAAAGAAGAATTTGAAGTTGATGGCAAGAAGTATAAAGTTTCAGAAGCAGAAGACGGCAAATACGGCAATATGCCTGTAAAAGGTAAAGAAGGTATTCTACAAACTGATGTAGAGGACGATGTAAATGATATTGCAGCAACAATGGAAGAAGATCCAGAGTTGGAAAATTTTGCTATGGCATTTGAAAAATCAGTATATGCAAGTGGTGACACAAGCCCAGAAGGCATTAGAGCAGCACTTGAAGAAGTACTGCCAGATGATATTGCAGGTTCTAGAATTAAAGACCTAATGAAAGTAATCGAAGCTGCTAAACCAGACTTTGCCGACATTGATGGCGATGGTGACAAAGATGAAGACATGAAAAAAGCTGCCAAAGACAAAGAAAAAATGGACGAAGAGTTTGAAGACGAAAAAGTCTGTGACAAGTGCGATGAAAAAATGGACGATTGCAAGTGTGAAAAAGTTGAAGAAACCACAACATCTGGTGCAGTAGCAGTAGATGCAAGCGGCAACGGCAAGGCACTATACAAAAATGCAAGTGTTTATGAATCAAATGAAATTGTTCGTGCAGCAGGCAAGCTAATGGAAGGCATGAACATCAACATCAGCATGAATGATCAAAGCGGTCCAAGTCTAACAGTTAATGCAACCGAC